GCTTCGGCGTCCTGGTGATGATGGCCATCGAGTGAGCCATGTTGTCCTTCACCGCCAGCAGATTATCCATGTTCGCAACCGGGAAACTTCCAACCTGGGTGGGTTCGCCGTTGCTCTCATCGTTGGGGGTGAAAAGCACCGTGGTTTGTGGGGTCACTGGCACCTTGCCTGGGAACTTGTTGTTGGTGACTGCCCAGCGCTGCGGAAATGCCGCATACTCTCCAATCACCACAATATCCGAGAGTGATTTGTTGATGATGTCCTGGATGGGTATGGCGTTGTCCAGGTCACTGGATCCACGGCTGTCAATCGTGAACCGGAACACCGGCACCTCACCGAATGGGTTGGGGAGATAGCCATCGGCAGCCACCTCATCATCGTTTTCCCATTCGCCCGCTGAAAAGGTAGTCCCCATCTGAGCCATCTGTCTCTTTGAACGGTAGTATTCGAGATGATCCGCGAAGTACAGCACCATCCGAGCCGTTTCGTCCTCGGCCTCATATTGTTTCACGCCAAACCATGGCTTCCGCGGGTTGTCTCCTTCAAAAAAGAGGTGTGTCATGCGGGCATCATTGCGGTAAGCCTCGATTTCCTTGTCCTTCCAGGCGATCACATAGGATTCCCCCACAATCGACGCTTCACGATGGATGTCAGTCGCCTCCAGGTATAATCCGGTCTCCTGAAGGATTTCAGCGATCCGCGAAATGAGGGCATCCTTGTTGACCACATTGAGTGATTCCAGTACCAGACGGTCACAGGTCGAATCAACCACCACCGCACACCAGTTTTCGATAAAGGCTACGAGGTGCTCAAAGACTTCTTGGAGCTTCTCCTTGGACCACCGGATCGGTTGCCGTCCCTCGTAGTAATCCCAGCGGATATGATGATGGTTTTCCTTCCCCTTCAGGGTTTCGTAGGCCAGTTTGAGTTCGTTCAGTTCCATCTTCCCTTTCCCCCTTATGCGATCCGGATCACAGCGTTGGCTTTGTGGAGTTGGCTCCAAATGGCGTAGCGCATGGCATCCATGGCGTGATCGGCAAATTTCACCGGCTCATCGATGTATTGACCATCCTTCTGCTGCCAGGAGTATGTTTCCCATTCCGTGTTCAGATTGACGTTAGATGGCTTGGAGTGCAGCCGGAGACTGGAGAGGAAATCGATACCAGCCTTGACGCTTCCCTTCCCACCGGACTCCATCCGCCGTGCGGGCTTGACATTGAATCCATGCTTGGAGAGTTCCCGGATGCGATCCGGTTCAGCCGGATCAGCCCAGATCACGGCGCTCGGATCAACCCCGTTCGACCGGAGCAGATCGGCGATGTCCGGCGTGGTCAGGCCACTCTGGTAGATGACCTCGCGGAGATAGACATCCCCCATGCGGGTGGCGTGATTGAAATCCTTGGATCCACACCAGATCAGAACAGTTGGGTTATTGAACCCGAAATCCATCCCATAGAACTGATCGTCAAACTTCTCTGGCCACTTATCCATGATCGGCGGGCCGTAGATCAGCCCCTCCAGAACACCCCACTCCCCCTCTCCGTAGACCCTGTGGAGGGCCGGATTTTGTACCTTGAGCAGCTCAATCTTCTGGACATCCTCATTATCGAGGAATCGATTGTCCCGGTAGGTGGTCCGGAGCGTGGTGGTCAATCCATGCTGCTCAGAATCGAAGAACCGCTTCTTGAGCCAGTGAAGGCGCGAGATCGGGTTGAAGGAGAGAATAATCTGCTTGTAGGAAGGCGTTTTACCTCTGAGCCTGAGATCCACTTGCTCGAAATCATCTTGATTTATCTCGGTTGCTTCCTCGATCCAGAAGCCGGTGATATCCGCGATGGACTTGAGTTTCTCAACATCGTCCAACCCCATGGAGATGATCCGCCCTCCATTCGGGGTGAAGATCAAAGACATGTCGGTTTTGTTCGCCTTGAAATACTCGGCCCAACCCCATGCGGAAATCAACTGCTTGAAGAGGGCGAAACATGAATGCCGGACAGTCCGGAAGACCTTGCGCAAGACACAAATGGTATGACCTGGTTCAGTGACCAGGCGGACCAGGAGCTTCTGAGCCGCGAATACAGATTTCCCTGATCCTGCCCCACCCATGAGGACCAGATAACGAGATTTGTCCCAGAACAGCGGGTAGTAGGTCATATTGATGACAGCCTTGAGGTTGCGAAGATCAACCTCCATCCTTTTGCCCCCAATCATCTGGAAGACGGATCACAGGAATCGGACCGCCGTCCTTGCCTGACACCTCGGTCTGGGTAACCGTTCGCCCGTACTGACCCGGGTAACGTCTCTCGAGCTTCCAAGCCGCCGCGAACCAGTTCCGGGCCGCCGCTGATTCGATCTTCTTGAGCCATTTCAGCGCCGCTTCTCCCTCGGCTTCCTTTAATGCGTCAGAAAACTCAATATCGTCTTTAGTCCATTCATTGAATGTCTGATAACTCATCCCGGCGTAATTCGCCGCCAACTCATAGGTGGCTCCCATGCGGATGGCTTCGAGGATCTTGGCTCTGTTTTCCGGAGTGCGCTTTGTGGGACAACCGCCGGGGTGTTTGGCGGCGGGCTTTGTTTTCTGGCTAGGCTTCTTAGATGGGGCTTTTGGGGGCCGTTTTCTGGTCGTGCTTTTTTTGTGCAGTTTTTGCTCCGGGGTAGCCTTGCCTGAACCCTTGCTCATCGCAGAATCCCCTGTGTTTTGCAGGATTTAACAGGGGTATGGAACTGATTTGTAATCAGTAGGTCCGGGGTTCGAGTCCCCGTCTCGGCTCCACCCTAATCCCCTGTTTTAACTACACTTCCGAGCGTCCCGCAAAATGACCACATTGTCAAGCGTGCTTTTTTTGTGCAATTTTGCCCTGAAGGTCCTCAAGATCCTGTTGATCGGACGGACCACTTGCCGGCGGAATAACTCGATCTGTTTCCCCTCATGAAGAGCCACATAGTGCCGGTCCGTGACCGTGGTGGGAGCATGTCCGATGTAGCGCTCCATGGCCCAACCGTGCAGACCTCTCGCACGGAACTCGGTTGGGATCGTCCGGCGCAGGTTCTTGGTCAGGACCCGCCTGCCCTCCCACTGTTCCATCAGTTCGGCAACTGCCTTGGAGTAGGAAGTCATCTCCGAGTAGATTGTGAACCGTTCGCCGGGTGGGGCTGCGGCGGCCAGGTCCAACACCACAGCCGGGAGCGGAATCCGCCGGAGCGATGGCCGGTTTTTGACAATGCCTTCCACGGTGAGCAGGTCTCGATTGAGTTTGTCTCTGGTCAACCGGACCACTTCCGTCACCCGCAGTCCCGCCAGGACCTGAATCGCCACGGCCAACAAAACCTTGTGTCCTTCGGGGTGGCCCTGTAGGAACTCCAGGAATTCGCAGGCTTCGCGGAAGGTCAGCGCCGGGGAGAGGTCCGCTTTGTATTCCGTCGGGACGTGGTGCGGTCTGTTCAGTCCCACGCCTATGTCCCTGATTTCTTCCGGCCAGTTGGCCGCTGCCCACCGGGCGGCAGCCGTCAGCGGATACAGGTACAGGCGGATGGAGTCCGGAGCGTAACCTTTCCGCTGGAGGTGGTTGGCGTAGTTCTGGAGTTGCTCCATGCGGAGATCGGCGAAGGGCGGGACTTCCCCCTTTTCCTCGATCCAGCCGATGAAAGCGGCGATGGCGTTGCGGTAATCTCTTGCGGTTTTGGCGGAAACGTTCCTGGAGTTGAGCCAGCGGGCGAAGACTTCATCCACCGTGAGAGAGACGCCCGTTTCGGGAGGGGAGTAACCAAGGACCCGTTCGGATTCCTTGATGGCATCCTGAAGGGATTCAGCGTTGAACCGGTAGCGACGCTGTACGCCTGCGGAATCGTTCCCGGACACTCTCCACCGGCTGTTTCCGAGTCTGTGCAGAGTGAAGTTGGCAGACCTGGTTTGTTCGGTCACGCCCCTGATCTTGTAGCACCACCCGCCCTTCCGGGACTCGGCAAACCATCTCCTCATGGTTTATCTCCGGTTCGACCTTACCACGGTGGGCTAACCATGACACCAGGGCATCATGGATGTTCTGACCATAGTAGCCATCGGCCAGGCCGCGCAGCCCGAAGCGCCGCAGCGTGGACAGGGAGGCCCGCCCGTGCAGCATGGCCTCCACTTCCTCACCCGTGTAAATCGTGTTCGGGTCGATCCGCGTCACGCCGCCTGTTCCCCCTGGCCACTCGCTTTCGCATATCCTTCATAGTGCTTGTTCCAGGTGGCCTGATTGCGGAGCCACCTGATCCGATGCCGGACAGAGCACTCCGTACGCCGGTAACCCTCATCGCGCAGGTCATCCATACCCTGACGGCCTAATTCAGTCTCGCTGCCCTCGCCCTGGCAGAGCGGTTGCAGAATTCTGTCCTCACTCCACGTCCACCGGCGTATCATGGATTTGCTTCTCCTTTCAGGAGCGGTGACCATTCAGGCAATGGGAACCTTCCCGTTTTCTGCCATCTTTTCAGGTTGAATGCGGCCCTCATACAGAATCTCCATTCTGGATTTCTCACTGACCAGTATTGTTCGATTGTTTCTTGCGCATACCTGTTACTGCTTGCGTTTATGAGAGCGCAGATCACGGGAGAATTATCCGGATCATAGCCTGAAATCCAGTAACCCAAAACCTCCGGGAGAGGAGGATATTTCGTTGGCCGTTCCTCCCCATCCTTTTGGCACCATGACACCCAATAGATCATGGCTTCCCCTCCAGGAATGATTTTGTTCCGGTCTTCCGGCCTCGTGTCTTTGCGGCATTATCCATGCGGTAGGGTAGATCGATCCGGTTGTGGCACCGCTGGCACAGGTGCAGCAGGTTGACCATGCGGTTGTCGCTCGGGTCCTGGTTGATGTGAGCCACAGTGAGAACCACACGGATGGGTTGTCTGTAATAATCTATTGGTTCCATATCTTTAGCTTGATACAGCCAATTCGCAGGGAATTGTTTATCGCGTACTATGATAAATTGGTTCCCAGCCCCGCATAACTCACACTGATCATTCGACCGCTTGCGCACCGCCGCCACAATCTCTTTCCAGTTCACTGGATAGAGTTTCTTTTTCTCAGGCTTGATCGGCATAGTAAGATTCTCTGGCCATGAGGAATCGCTCTGCCGCCAGAAAGCAGCGCTCAGCACACTCAATGTCATCAACAGAGTCTGTCGGACTCCAGATCTGCACAAATAAACGACACGCGAGTTCGTCTATTTCCGTCCATTGTCTCTTTCCTTCAACCGCCCCAGTCGGTTCTCCTGAGATCTCCTGTATTTGCTGCTTCATGAGTTCATCCATTGTCCTGGACATGAAATTGTCTCCTTTCTGGATGCCGGGGAGGAGATGATTTCCTCCCCGGCTTACTCCCCTTTGGTCATACAGACCACCTTTATTTACGCATTTCTTGAGAATCCGCCTAAGTCGCCCATACAGACCACCTCCTTTCCCGCCTTGGATGCTTGCTGGGGGAGTTTCCGCCCTCCCCCAGGTACTCTCGGCCTTTACTTCACGGGGCCTCGTCGTTGGATATCAACAAAAAAGGGCCGGGGGCCTTCCGCCGTAGGAGGTCTAGTTTCTGTCTGCGTCGTCGTACGGTTTGCAAGGAGAAAGTCCCCCGGTCAAGGTGGTGTTCATAATGCTGTCATGGCCGCACCGGCCTGGTCCAATGCTTTCGTTTCTCATCCCACACGGCCCGGTCTGGCCAGCGCTCCACAAATCCACGCCGGAACCTCTTGCGGAATTCCAGCGCTGGAGCGAGTTCCTCGAAGGGGGCAATATCCGGCGGTCCCTCATGGCAGTCGCTTTTCCAGGTCCGCGCCAGGTAGACCGGGCGTACCTCCCGCAGTAGCCCGCCTCTCCGGATTCGCTTCACACGTGGTTGTCCGCTCATCGAGGCTGCACCTCGAAGTTGTAGTCTTCACACCATTCCAGCGCCTCTTGAAATGTAAAGAATCCTCCCCTGATGACAGTGCCAGAACCATCGTGATTCACAGACACACCATAAGGAATTTCCTCGCTACCAGAAATGTAGACTGGGAATTTCCGTTTCGGGATCTGCGCCTTAAGATTGTTAACATACTCAAGCAGTTCATTCGCGTTCCATATGGGGTTTTCAGGCCGAACCTCCATGTCTCCCTTTATTGTAGTCAACAAGCCAAAGGCTTCCTGAAAACGCCTGCGCACAAATTCGCTTGCCTCGTAGTCAGCTTTGAGTTTCTCGATCTGCTCCCTGAGATTCCTCTCCGTCGCCTGAAGACCTTCGATGGTGTGATGCATCATCCTTATCAGCCGATGATCAGGATCTTCATCAATCTTGTTTTTGAGAATCTGAATTTTACTCTTAAAAACCTCGCATTCATGCCTGAGATTGAAGTTCTCGGCCATGAGAAGACCGTTTTCTTTGGTTAAGATCTCCGCGATTTGCTCTGGGGTCCGCCTTTGGAGCGTCACTGTGATATCGGTTGTTGAGATGACTTCATTTTCTGTCATAGATCTTCTCCTTCCCATGGTTCATTTTTCTTCTCCGGACTAGCAGCGTTTCGCATGATGCTCCAGACCTTCATGTAAACCTGTTCGCGGACTGGATCCTGGTCCATGACCGCCCCTTTGAAATTGCCGTAGTTGATTCCCTCACCGAGTTCGGACAGGCATCGCGCCCAGTCCTCTTTGAGCATCCGCACCCGGAAGGGATAGTCCCGCTCCGGGGTCGCTTTGATGGCCGGTTTCCTTTGTTTGTAGGCTTTCCAGACCTTGAGTTTCCGGATGTTCTCCAGGTCCTTCTTCCAACGCGCTCTCACCCACACAAAATTCTTGTCTTCCCAATCCTCCACCACCGAGAAGAACCCCACCTCACTGAAAATCCACATGCCGTTTCCTCTCCTTTCCGAACACCTTCTCTGCGAACCCGATAATCTGCTTCCCCCGGTAAACCGCCTTGGCGATGATCAGCGGATTGCTGGGAAACTTGTCCTTGAAAAGCCTTGCCTTGAGACGGAACTCCTTGGTGAGTACACCCTTCACATCCACCGCGAACCATCCACAGGCGACGGCCCCTTTCAGCCACACCAGGAAATCCGCCACGTAGGCGATGCCCGCCCCCAGATCCAGGCGGACCTGCCTGTGGAAATCCTCGACCTCCCCCGCCGCCTTCAGCAGGACCAGGCGCTGGTAGTACGCCCCCTCAGCCACCGAATCGAACCGCTCCCCGTCAAGATAGAAGGTCCGGTTGCCATACTTCGACCTTCGAGAAGGCCGTTTTAAGACCCGTAGAGCCTCGATAACTTGTCGGGTGTCACTTTCCATGGGTCCGCCCCCTATCTCCCCGCCACGCCTTCTGTGGCTCCCCTAGCGCCGTCCTGGGATTCACGCTCCCTCCATCCCGGCGCGAAAAGCTCCGCCTCGGTCTGAAAATGGGTCTCCTGCTCCGGCTTGTTTTTCTCGAGCCTCAAGTCCTCACCTCGAATCACCGCCGCCGTGACCCAATTGGTGTCGGTCAGCCTGGAGCAGATGTCCGCCCCGTACCGGGCCTTGATCTCCGCGCCGCCGATGTTGGTCGTGATCACGCATGGCGCTCGGCGCTCGTAAAGCGCGTCGATGTACTCACACATGCGCTGGATCGTGGCCTCCGATTGGCGCTCCCTGCCCAGATCATCCAGGACCACCACAAACCGGCCACGGCAAGCCAGGATATGGCGGGTAAGCCTCTCCTCGGCTCGATATTTCTCGCTCGTATCAGTCGCCAGCAGCGAGCAGTCAGCAGCGACAGACCGGCACGAAATGTAGTACCCGCCCACTCCGTGGTATGGAATCATCCGCATGGCGGCACGATGGGCCGCAACTGATTTTCCGACACCGGATCGCCCGACCAGGTAGAGTCCCGGTGATTTGGCCGGATGCCACACCGAAAAAGCAGTCGCACAGGCAAACTTGGTCTCGTCCGCCTCACGCACCACCCCACGGAACTCCAGCGGAATCATACGGCCATAGTCGATCAACATGTCCCGCTGCCTGGCCTTGATCCAACAAGGACAGCGCTTCGGATAAACCGATCTGCCATCCGGCGTGTAGACAAACCCGCCGCCGTCACAGTAGGAACCGTCTGGCCAGATTTTTGGCGGGTGTGGCCGGTCTGGCGCGGAAAACTCGCACGGCTCGATGTCTAGCGGATCGCCAATTCCCATCTCGGCCTTGTGCGCTTCGATCTGGGCCAGGAACTGGGCAAACCCTTTGGTGTCACCCACCCGCTGCCAGTTGTCTTCGGTCATTCGGGCCACCCGAATCCTTCCTCCTCATCCGGAGCACCACCCAGCACCTGGGCAATCAAACGGCGTTCCGCTGCCTCTTGTTCGGGGGTACCCCTCAAGATCCCCCTGTCGCGGAAGGATTCTCTTGTTTTTTGCTTCCCGTTGCCGTTGGCATGGCCGTTATCCTGGGCGCGGCCAAACCAACCAACCAGGAATTTCTTCATGCCCTTGGCCGTCTTGTGCCGCGCCGGATCAGCCTTGACCCAGGCCAGCGCCTTCCGGCATTCGGCCAGCAGATCCAGACTCGGGAAGAGCTCCTTCCATTCGGCCAGTTGAGCCTCCGTCAGGTTCCAGGTCTTGTCTTTGCTTTGCTTGCCACCGTCGCATGGAAAGGCTAGGAGAATTGGCGAATCGTCCGGCTCGGCAGACGGTGCTTTTTCCGTCTCCGCGCAAAAGCTGTTGTTAGCTTCTTCCTTTTCCGAAGAATGAGGAAAAGAAGAAGCTTGAGATTGAGATTGTGATTGGCATTCTGGAGCATTGCTTGCGGTATGCTCATGCATTGCTTGCGGTATGCTTGGTGTATGCTCTAAGCATTGCTCCGAGCATATTGTTTTGTAAGAATCCCATCGAGAATTGGCCGCTTTTGTTGCCTTTTCTGATCGTTTAACAGATCGCTCTTTTGCATACATGTACTCGCTACACAGACGCTTCTGGTAATAACGCTGTGTGCCAGCCAAAAACGACCACAAGGACATCACTTTTGGTTTTGCACGGAGCCAGTTCCGCCTTCCCATTCCAGTCCAATTAGCTAATAATTTGTCATCATCCGGCAGACTTCCAGGAGGATCTTCATACCATGCCCTGCAAAGGAGACGGATATACGCTCCAACCTCAGCCGGAGACAATGCCGACACTTTGTTGTCACTTACAAAGTCCTTTGGGAAGAACAGAAATGCTTCCGGCCGGTCACCTTTCATTGTTTATCCTGGCTTTCATTGTCTGAATCCTCGATCTTTACTTCCCACCATTCACTAGAATACCCATCCCCTGATCGGGATGCGCCAATCGCGTAGAATCCCGACTGGGATAAAATGGTGTCGTTTATATACGCTACGAGTGCTTCGGAAATCATCTCATCGCTACATATCAGCCGTGCCTTCATAATATCCTCCAATCCCTCGGACCAACCCTTCCCCCTCCTCAGCACCCCACCACCGGCGGCATTTCCTCATCCAAAACCGCACTGATACGGATTCGGTAATCCCTCTCTCCGGCTTCACGTTTGGCCTTCTGGATCATCTGGGTGATGTTCATCGTCTCCCTCGGGATCACCACCGTTTGCCCGTCCGAATAGGTGATCTCGTAATGACGCCTGGACTTCCCCATTCTGGTCATCATCGCCCTTCCTCCCCATACATCTCCGGGAATACCTCACGCGCCGTCTCACCCTTGGCCAGACGCTCCAAAGCCACCTCCAAAGCCTGAAGGATCGCCTCGGTCCACTTGCTGACCGGCAATCCGATGTACTTCACCACTCCCTCAGAGGTCACCCCCTGGTCCTGACACTGCCACACCAGGTCCGCGATAATGCTGTTGGCACGGTCCACGATGGAGGCTGGCTCGGTCTTATTGCTGCTCGTTGGAGGCTTCTTCTTGGAGGATTTCGGCGGCTCTGGAGGTGGCTCCGGCTCAGGCCCATCGAACCAAGGCAGGTCCTCATTGGGAATATCCGCCTGTTCTATTACCTCTTGTTCAACCGGCACTGGCTCCGCTGGACGGATCTGCCCCAGGTCGATCACCGCGCCACGTTCCTGCGGCGCGTTCAACATCCCCGCCATGTCCACCGTGGCTTTCTCCGGACCCTTGAGCACATACGAGGCATCATCCAACTCGATCGCTTTCTCCATCTGCTCGGAAAGCTCCATGTACTTCACAATCCGGCGCAGGACCGTCTTGCGCCACATTTCCTCCTCATCCGTCACCCAGGGACCCACAATGTTTCCGTTCTTATCCCGGCTCTTGGTGCGGTTCTTGATGGATTCCACCTGCGAACGGGTCATCACCTCAAATTGACGCTCCCCGCTCTTGAGGAAGGCGACGGCATAAACCCCCATCGCCACACCCGGATTGTCATCCATGCAGGGTTCATGGATCAGGTCCTCATGCAGGCCATACACCACCCGGAACTTGTCGTTGGCGTGGACCACATGCGCCGCGAAGTAACTCACCTCCATGCTGTTCCTGGCCATGTGCATCAACCCGCGATAACCCGGAATCGTCTGGCATTCGTAGCCTCTCAGCTTCGAGTTCCAGAAGGGAATCAGGTACATGTAGCCACGAATCCCACCCGGCTCCAAACCGAGTTCCGCACAGGTTAGAAAGGCTTGCAGAATTGATTCCACCGAACACTCGTAGAGCAGCGGTTGACGGGTCATGGCCAGGAGCATCGTCCGCGCCAGGCGGTCTGGACTGAGATGCTTCGGCAGAATATCCATGATCGAACCCTTGGCCTTCTCGATCAGGTCCTTGAAAGTCTTCTGTTTGACAATCAAGGCATTATTCGGGGTACTCGTGGTTGCGCTCATGCTCCTCATCCTCCTTCCAGCATTGACGGCATATCGGGCCGTGATCAAACTCCTTCAGAAACCTCCCGCAACCAACACAGCGGTCAGTGTCATCGTATGGCTCCGTTCCAAAGAAACGTGGCCCTGGTTCCGGCTCCGGATCGCCTGTCATCGCTTCACCGCCGTGGTCTTGACTTCCACCATCCGCACCCCCGGCACTTCCCGCTGGGTTGATTTGATGTAGTTGCCGATCTGGGCCAGATCTGCCTTGACCAGGGTGTCCGGGGCCTCTCCACGCCCGATGGCCGCACACAGATCCGCGAGACTCACCACCTCGGGCTTGCGTGTCGTTCTGAACTGAATCCCCTCCACCTTCGGCGGCGGCGGCACATACTCCGGAAGGGGTGTAATTGGGATGGGATCCGGAATGACTTCAGGAACAGGCTTCGCTTCAACCGCTTTCGCCGCCTCGACAGCATTTAACTTCCGCAACGCCTCGGCCTCGGCCTTCCTTCGCTCCATTTCCTCGGCCTGCTTGCGTTCCGCCTCAGCCCTGGCAGCCGCACGGACCCGCTCCGCCTCGGCCTCAGCCTCACGCCGTTTCCGTTCGACCTCGGCACGGTACTCACGTTCCACCTTCTGCTGGTAAGCCGCCATGACACCCCGCAGGTGCGTGGTTGCGTTCACCACCGGCCTGAGCGCTTCCGTACGCGCCGCAATCGCTACGTTGTGCGCTTCCTTGGCGGCACTCACCACCGGGTCATGCGCCGCCTTGATCGCCCTCTCCAGATCCGTCAGACCACCCAACAAACGGCCCGCGTCCTCAGCCTCAGCCTGGGTGGTCACCACAAACCGGGTGGCCACCTGGATGAGGTTGTCTCTATCCACCGCTTCACGGGTGGGTACCAACGATATCGCGCTACTCATCGATCCCTGCCTCCTCTCCATTCTTCGAGGCCGGTTTCCCGGTCACCGCATAGGAAACCGTGGTGCTCTGCTTCGCACCGTAGGGACACCGGTTCCAGTAGCCGCACCACTTCGGCGTACAACACCACTGGTCCGGCGTGGCCGCCGGGAAATAGTTGTCACCAATCATCTCGGCCACCGTCTGCGCCCGCCGGATCTCCCGCGTGAAATCTTCTTCATTCCGCTTGGCCGTCTGCGGCCTGTAGGTCACTCCGGTCTTGGTCAGGATCAGGTGATCGAGGCTGACATACTCAGGTGGCGCTCCATCCAGCGCCTGGGCTGCCAAGGCGTACCAGGTGAGCTGCGGGGATCTTTCCGCCGCGTCTTCCGCCGGGTAGGCTTTACCGGTCTTCAGATCCCTGATCCCGGTCTTTTCCTGGAGATCGATCCGCCCCTTGATCGTGCAGGGCAGCAGACCCGGCACATCGAGCTCAAACCACCGCTCAATCGAGACCGGCTGCAACTTCGGAGCGATGTCATGGTAGTGGGTCCGCGCCAGACGGATCGCGCCGTCCACCGCCTCACCACGCAGCTTGGGTTCCGCCTGGTCCTGTTCCTCGGGGAGCAATCGCACCCCCTTGTCCCACTCCGAGTTCACCTTCTCCTGGCAGGCCACCTCCACAGCCTCCAACGGCGCTGGAGTACCGGTCTGGATCATATTGAGCAGGTTGACCTCAACTCCTGTGTGGGCTGCCGTGCTTCGAACCGCTGATATCCCCGGCGGAATCACCAACCCCTCCAGGTAGCGGTACATGAACTGCCTTCCGCAGCGGTTGAACATCTGAATGCTGGAAGGGCTTAAATGCTGAACTGGAAACTCTGACATGTTCTCTCTCCTCTCTGTGGAAGGAGGGGCGGGCCGGGGGACCCACCCCTCCTTGGGGGTGACGCCGCCGCGTCACTCTGGGGGTACAACTCGCCGCGTCTTGCCCCACCGCTCCTGCTCCATCCGCTCCGCGTCGATCAGGTCCACCGCCCAGGCGGGACGCTCCCGCACCACCTGGTCGTGCCACTCCTGATCCCCCCTGCTCCACTTCAACAGACTGTTCTGTAGCAGCACCCAACGGCTCACGTTCAACAGGATCCGCTCACGCTTTAACCGCCTGATCTCACCGCTCAACTCATCAATTCTCCCATCTCCTAGGGGCACCTCACGCTCGCTCATCACCGCGCCAATCATGTCGCCCTCCTTTCAAAATCCACCAACACCCGCTGTGCCCACTCCGGCGGACTGTTGATGATGCTCAGCACCCAGGTGAGGTTATGCACCGGCTCCGAACCACGCTCACGGATCGTCTCCAGCGCTGTACGGAACTGCTCCGCCAGCAACCGCTCAAACTCCGATTCAACCTCTTCCTCTAGCGCCGCGTTCATGCCGCCACCCTCACCAACGTCACCGCCCGCCTCCCGGCCAACTGCTGACGCAAATACGCCATGTGACCCTCCATCCGCGAAGCCAGCCCACGCCATGTCCGCTGCAACTCCTCAAACTCACCACGGTCCACAATCCCGTCCGCGTAGGCTTCCACCTGCTCCGCCACAAACCCCAGTTGGCTCTTCACATCCTCCGGGTAGGGCCGCCCCCCCTCTCCTCCAGGGGCCTCGATCACCAGAAATCCGCATGGCCCCGCGAACCAATCGAGCAGCGCCTTGGCCGCCTCACGATCACGCTTGGACACCTCCGCTAACACCGCCCGGAAATGGTCCAACGACAGGTTCCGGTTGCCCTCCAAAGCCTTGTTGAGCGTCCCATGTCCAATCCCGGCGGCCCGCTCAATCTCCGCCACCGTGATCCCCGCACGGCTCAATGCCGCAAGAATCAGGTCTCTGCTGTCCGCTAACCGCATCGTCTTTCCTCTCTCCGCTTGTCTCCCAGGAGACAAACTCTCAGATTGATCCCACCCCAGAGATCCTTCACCATTCCAGAATGCCCTCATCCCGCTTGCTCGCTGGCCGCCATTTCCACCGCCTTCACCGGGTCCGGATAACTCTCGGCCTCCCTCATCAACTCCGAGGCTTCGACCCCCAAACCCCTCGCAAACCCCATCACATGCACCACCCGGTCTCCGGGGCCATTCATCACCGTCGAAACCGTGTTGTAGTGAAGCCCAGACCTCTCGGCCAACTCCGCCTGCGTATCGATCCCGGCCTTCGCCATCAACACCCGGATCGCCTTCGGATAATCCATTTCGCCTCTCCCTCCCTGAAATGTTATTGATAGAAAGACTACATGAGATAGTCACTGTAGTCAAGGGTTCTTCATTAGAAGTTGTGAATAAATCCCCTTGACTATCGTAAGTATTGAAATATAAGGTTCTTGCGGAATGAAAAAACGAGACGATCAAGACAGAATCGGCCTATCATACCCAAAGAAGGCCCCCATCCTTGGCCTGCTGGAGGATGTTTCCGCCAAGTACAAGGCCCTGCGGACCACCCGCACCACCGTGGCCCGCATCTTCATCGAGGAACGCGCCGCTCTCTATCAGGCCGGCTGGGGTCTGAATGAGCCCCAACTCGCCAAAACCCTCGAGCTCCTCATCCCCAAAGACTCCGGCGCTCAGACCTGGCCCCTGCGCGTCGCCAGATCCACCATCCGGGAACGGCGCTCCAATCCCAACCTGACCGATGAGGAGGCTCACCAGATCCTCAAGGAGCAGGAAATCCTCCCCAAGGCCCTAAAGGCGGGGGTGAAACTTTACAGCGCCGGGCTGGATCTCAATGACAGCGCCCTGCTCGATACCCTGGCCGCCACGATCCAGTCCCCGGCCATCCTCAAGTTCCTCAAGGCGCTCGTCCAGGCAGATGAAAAACAGATCAAGAAGGTCCTTTCGGTGGTCGATAAGACCATTAAATCGAACGGGTAGTTGTATAATCACAGCGGACATGATGGGCCTCCATCCAGGGTGTCTAGGGCATCCCAGCAACTAAACCCTAGCCACAACTTCCTAGTCTGTCTTGGAGATTAAGCATCAACTCCCCAGCGGGGGAACAACGGGGGTTACTCCAGAGGGAACGGGGGTTACGGCCAGTGTCACTCATCTTCCGCATTTCTTTGGCAATAGTCTTTTTCTGGGCATTTTCGTTTGCCTTGATGTGTTTCAATGAGGCCAAATCGGCTATCCATGAGATTGAGGGTTTCCTCTCTCTCATCCTTGCATTGATCGCCTTAACTGCATTAGCCGCAATCGAAGAACTGGTCAGGATCCGAAAAATCATTCAGCCCAAACAAGAAATCGAGGGGCCACCCAAGAAACTGGATGACCACCCAGAACCGCCAAAGGCTCGTCCACCGCTAAAGGTCAGGAATTTTGAGGAGGTAATGCGGGATTTCCCTCTTATGCCCCCACCCCAACGCTAACCCCCCCCTGGAGGGACCCGCTCTGTCGGGTCCGCACTCCCGAAGTTCACGCTTCAGCATGTCCCCTTGGCCTTTCGTCCCTTATGTCCCTTATGTCCTTTCTCTCCCCTCCCCTCCCACCCCCGTTCCCCCCCCCTCTCTCTCCACGCTGGGGGCAACGGGCCTTCCCCCACTGCACTTATTGGCATGACTGTTGCACTTCTTGATTTTGCGCTTCTCGCGGACGATACTTCCTTTGTCTAGTTTCCGTGTGGCCAATGGCGTTGTGTGAGGAGAGTGTCATGTCCCCTGAAGTACTTGAGGCTTTGCCTTATCAAAAAGAAATCCTTTCCCCAGAACAATATCTCGAGCTTTCCGAACGGGAACGCGAAAACATTCTCAGTTCGCGTCCAGTTCCTGGTGGCCCTGCTCCCGAACTCGAATTCGGCGGGATTGAAGTCATCTGGAGAGATCCCGTTTACCGCGCTTGTCTGTAAATCATGTCCGATACAGAGCTTGCTCCCCAATCTGATGAGCTCGGCACAAACCGGGATCTGGTTGGAAAGTTCCTAGAGAACCAGTCCCGCGAACTTGAAATCAGAGCCGAGGAAAATGCCCTACGCGCCCAGCAAGACAAGAATTCTTTCGAATTTTCCTGCAAAGCCCTGGAAGTCCGGGCGGCTGATCGCCGTGAGGAGAGGAATCACCAGCGATATCTCCGCTATGCCGCCTTGGGTGTCGGCGTCTTGGCCACCTTGATTGTCGCCATCCTTTTGGGGGTCTGCCTCTATAAGGACAAGGATGAGATCGCCATGGAAATCGTCAAAGGCTCCGTTTTTGTCGGCGCTGGCTTCCTCGGGGGCTGGGGGACCGCTCAATTACGAAAACCTGAACCCTCAAAACGTCCCGATCCATCAACTGGGAGTGGAACATGAGGTTTCCACACGGTTTCTGGAACGGTTTTCTCTCCGCCTTCCAACTCTTCCCTACACAACGGCCCTACATCCCTCTCCTGCCCCACAAATCCGATGAAGAGGCCATCCGTGACGATTGGAGAGCCGTCGGCGGGTATCTCTACAAGGCCATGGGGCAAATTCCTCCTGGAGACAATTCCTCCCCTCACTCATAAAAAAAGGCCCCCTCGCCTGCACAAGGGGGCTGACTCATGGTGGGTGGGGGCTTCCCCTGACAGCCCGCTAGGGACCCCAGGGAAGCCGTGGTGAGGTTTTTGAGTGTGTATTAGGCTTTCTTCTTGATCGCCTTGGGCGGCTCTTCCGGCGCCTCTCCCGGTGGCTCCAGGGCCAAGACCGGCGGCGGCTTCATCAGCAGATACTTGGCCTGCTTCACAATGCTCTCCACCACCATCGGCGCGGCCCGTTTGAGTAGCCACTTCTGGATCGACCCCATCTGCATCGCGTCGATCATCGCATTCAACTTCTGCACCGCCGCCGTCCGTTTCTCATCATTGGGACGGTCACTCATGGTTTCCTCGATCAGCCCCACCGCGATCATCGCCGGACCCGCGATCTTGGGACTCTTCGTAATCACCCATTGCACCGTGGCCGACACCGCGAATAACCCCGCCGCAACCGTGGCAATCCACTCGCTGGCCACCGCCTCTGGCAACCCCAGATTCCCCAAATGGGGGGCGATCCAGGCCGTCACAAAAGCCACTATCATTCCGATCAATTCCTTCGGCATTTCCCTTTCCCCTTTCCTACCTTTCGTTATTCCACAATTCACGGACCTTCTTCAACCATCCGAAAATCGATATGCTCTTGAATCCTTTCACCCCGAATGACCAGCGCTTGGTAACCGAGACCAGGCTCGCTGGCTTTTCGTTGAGTTCCTTCATCCGGGCATCCGTCTGCCCACCGCGCCCCCAGTCATCCCCGCTCACGCTGTCCCCCTCCAGGGGATAAAAAACCCCGTGATCCGGTCGTAATAGGCACGGTCCTCGGCCCTCCAGACCGTCGATCCCGGATGCCACCCGGAAAACCTCAGCGCCTCCTCCAAACTGGGGAGATTGAACTCCTTCAAGATGTGCTCACGGCTGTCCCAATACGTCACCAGGCACTCCATCCCTCACCCCTCCCGGATCAACTTCACCACACGCACCCCACGCAACTTCACCTGCTTGTACCACTTCGAGTTGATCGCCGCCCGTGCCGCCCCCTCGTAATCCCCACGCCCGATGCACCCCAGCATCGTCTTGAACCTGGCCAGCCCCGCCGCCCCCAGGTTGAAACACATGTCCACCAGCGCGATCTTCCGGTTCAAGGTCAGCGCTGGAAAACCCGGAACAATCTTTTCGCATACCGAAATACATTCCGCTACCTCGGTGATGAGCAACCGCTCAGCGTCTCCCTCACTGATCCCCTTGCCGCTGAGCACCTTGTCCACCATCCAGGGGGGTATCCCGTGCGCCTCCATGTTGTACCCATACCCGATGGTCCATTTCCCCGCTGGACACCGGTAAGGCTTCAAACGCAACCCCTCATTCCCCTTGATGAAATTCAACAACTCGCTGCCCGTCTCATCCATGATCAATCACCTTCCCGATCAACCAGGTTAAACCGCTCATCACCAGTCCCAGGATCCCCGTCCCAATCGCCGCCAGGATTCCCCACACCAGCTTCCTCTCGAAGGATGCCCGTTCCTCCACATACTTCTCAAACTTGATGTCTTGACGTTCCACCGCCTTTTCCACCCTCTCGGTTCTGACTTCCACCACCATCAAGCGCGGGTTAATTCCCGTTCCGGTATGGCCCCCGCCAAACAACCGGTCACGCAAATCGTCAATCTTGCCGAAGAGCTCCCTCGCGTGAGATTCCTCGATTGCCTTCTGAGCCTGGATATCACGGGCCTGCTCCTCAAGCTTTTCGAGGATGGAATCCATTTTTTGCCCGCATATATCCTTTTGCATGATTCCGCACCCATCATCTACCATCAGTTCGTTCCCGCCTTGCTTTGTACTTGACGCTGCACATACCCCATGACTCGCGCCAATGAGTCCAGCCAACTCTTCTGAGGCTTGTAAGTGACTACATTCCCCACACTCCGGGAGGTATCCCCAATCTCGATCTGCACCTTCTCCGGCTTGGCCAGGTCCCGCGTCACCTTGTACACCCGGCAACTCACCGCCAGGCCCTTACGGTTGCCATCCCGGCGGACCAGGTTCACACGGCTGCCTGGCTCCAGCGCCAGGGCCTCCCACTCGTAAGACAGGTAATCCACATGCGACAGGTCGATGGCCTGCACCTCGATCACCGTCTCCGGTACCGAACGCCTCAGCAATTCTGCCTGAGTCAGGTTGGTCAGATCCGCGAGCACCATCGTGTCCGGGGCCTCATAAAACCCCGTCCTGATCCCATAGGCGCTCTGGCTGGTCGTGTCGTTCCGGGTGACCGTCTGATCCTCCCCATTCACCACACCCGTTCCCACCAGACGGTTATTGATCGTCCGGTAGTCGATGCTGCGCGTAATCTCCAGCGCGTTACGGCCATAACGGATCACATGTCCGGCGTCGTTGCCAATCGTGCTCTTCCAGCACAAACGCCGCTGCGGGGTCACGTAATAATACCCGCCGATGGCCTCATGCAGATCGCGGAATGCCTGCAACATCGTCTTGTTCTCAGCCGCCGCGGTGACCTGAGTGAACTGGATCCAGGGATCGATCTCCCCGATATAGATCCCCGGCTGAATCAACTGATAGGAGTTGATCCAGGCGTCTAGGACCGTACGGACCGTGACCACTCCCCCTGCGTCGTAATCGCGGAGCACCTCCACTCCCCATTGGGCCAGTAAGCCCTCGCATTGGACCGAAACATCCCGCGTGTCTTTATCCGTCCAGGACACCGCCTGAATCATGAACGCCCGCATCGGATTGAGCGCTGGGCCACGGTACAGCCAGATCTCGTTCGGGTTCACGAAATAGCCAGCTCCGCCTTT